GTATAACTATAATAAAAATTTGGTGAGGGGTTCCTATGGATTACCCTCCTAAAGTTATGGCGCAGCACTCCCCAGCCTCGTGGGGCACGCACACAACTTGTCCGCTGGTTACCTTGTGAGTCGGCTCACTTTCGGCAGCTGGGATCGGTCCCAACGCATTCGCCAGCGGCATTAACACCGGCCAAACCCCATTGCTTAAATACTTTTGACGAAACAAATCGTCAAAGGTAGGAAGCTCGGGGTGTGACCCATGTCTCGCCAATATTGCCTGGATCTTAGATCGAGAGTTATTAAACTCGTCCTGTCCATGATGGAATATTTCAGAAAGATAGGACCCAACTGTTTCCTCCAAAGCGCTCAACTTACTTGCATAAGGTTTGCGCACCCAGTTGAGAATATCCTCCACTATTGGCCGTGGGAGTGGTGCAAGCATCACTCTCACATCTCGATGATCAATGGGGATAAATTGGCGTTTCAAAAAACTTGTCACACCAGATTTATCCCTATTAACCACAATTCCGACACTCGCCATACACTCTTGAAATTCATCTCCAGTGTATGCGGTTTCTCTCCTCCTCGTATCATCTCCATACACGAGGGTGTAGTGACTCCAGAATCCTGTAAGGGTTCCGTACTTTCGTAAGTGGCACAAGCAATGGTAGCAAAGATTTGCTAAACTATTAATTCTGTCAGTAGCGAAAGCACCTGATGGAGAACCACAGAGCACTTGGTATACGAGATCACCCGCTACATGATAAGCATTCTGCAGCTCCATTATAAGACAGTTAACCACATCCTCATACTCCTTGTCTACTTTCTTATGATGTTTGCACCACGCTACAGCTATGGGACAGACCACGGTCAACCATTGTGAATGGAAACCTGGGCCAAAGCCACTATAATCCTCATCAACAACATCATCTGCTCCTCCATGTATCAACGCCCAATCTCCTGAATGGACATCTATACCTACGGCAATTTTATTGTTGATGGTGGTTATTGCAGCAAAAAACTCCATAAGGTAACGTCGCATATCCAAGGTGTGGTGCAGGGGGGCTCCATTTATCAATCGCGTGTCCTTTCCCGGTTTCAACAACTCATCTTTTGGGAAGTCCATAAAAGTCGTGGGTGGGAGAATGGCTTGTTTCCTGAGAGTATTGGCTTTTGCGTAATCATCAAAGGCCACTACATCTACATGGACTTCACCTTCCTCCCTATCTACTCGAATTATGTTTGACTTCTTCGTACCCTTCGGATACTCATTGCATAGGGGCCAGCCTATGCTGGTATTTAATTTCATGCCGCACATAAGCGGTATTCCATCAATTCCAGCAATGGCCTCACCTAAGCTCAGAGGTTCCGATATTGTTGGGATGAGTGGTATTGATTGCGGTACTAAACGCTCAATCAAATAGTCGCCAATCTTCTCTACTTCTTCTGGATCGATAGGTTTCGGTGGTTTGAATTGCTTCTCACATCCCTTCATCACTATGTCATACCCTATGCACTCGCCTTTCGCTGTTGCAGACTGTGCAGCAGGGATCCGAAAGGGCTCAGCCAACTCGCCATGCATGATACTCTTTTCAAGATTGCTCTTGCCTGAGTACCGCACAGGCTCAATGGCTTTACCCAAGGGGATCACGACTGCAGTCTCAGGCGGCTGCATTTTGGGCTCTCCAACAGTGGTAATGGGTGTGGTTCGTTTCATTTTCATGTCAAATGGAGTCGCTCCTAAGATCCTAAGTGCTTCGACCAACATCTCTTTGCATATGCTTACGGCATAAGCATCACCAGTCTTAAGATTCTGTGCAACATGGAAACCGCACAGTAAATTATTACTCATGATGAGGGAGCCACACCTTACGGATTGGGCCCCCAACCAATACTGCCAACCAATCATACTAGTTCCCGTACCTGGAAAACTTGCGTTATCATAGGTAAGGGCGCCAGTATATTGACTGATACGTACTGGTCTTAACTGCAGTGATGCACCTGATAGGGTCATTAATGTGGCTTCAGATTTCAGGGTTGCTCCTTGCGCCCTTGTAGTAAAGTAATTGACTATATTTCTCCCAGCTGGTAAAGTCACGAACCGGTAGACTGCATAGTCAAATCCTTTAACACAAGAGTATTTGACACTTGTTGCTTCGAAGATTAATTCCGTGGACCAAGCACCACTACTGTGCAGCGATATGCCGAACTCGCCGGGCACCCAAGCTAAATGCTGGGGGGCCAAAACAAAGTTCGAACAAAGTCGTACACCCAGTAATCTCATTGATCCCTTTCTCAATTGGCACAACGAGTTGTGAATAATTGAGAGCTCCTCATCTCCTTTCGCCGCCACTACAACTGGTGTAGATTGCACGAAGTTGACCTTTGGTATTTTTGGTGCTTCCGTCTTCTGGTCGTAATCCTTTGCTTGCGCCTCAACGCACTCTGATGAATTACGGATCAAACGATATACCTTATAGGCCAACATTACTGCCCCCACTGCGATCATGATGTTACTAAAAATAAATGACATATCCTTTAGCATTCCATTAACAAATGGATAGAATTTTGCAGCCCGCAACTTCCCTCCACTCTTCCAATAGAAGAACGAATTGCAAAACGCTACCGTGTCCTTTGTATGTAAACTCATAAGATGATTAAGTCCAGCAGTCATATTCTCTACTCCTTCGATCTGAACATAAGTGCCAGACACCAAAAACCTTATGAGATCCTTTTCTATTTTATAGTACGAAACTGAAGGCTTCTGCACTGCATCACAACTCCACGATCGTTTAAATTCCTCTAATGTTACCCGACCAATCAACTCGGGAGCCCACTTGGGTGTGATTGGTATCCTACCCCGCTCTCCAGGCTTGACTTCAATGCAATTATTCCAGTTAAACTTCGATTGCTCACACACAACTGGAAGAATCACCTTGAAACCAGTGGTGGCCCAAGCATCCAACTTTCGCAAATCGAACCACTCAAGCTTATGGAAGAGTGGAAAGGAAACCCCATGGCGGGCCTTCATACTACTCAGATCCAAAACTAACTCTATGTTATCTCCTACATTCTCAAAGTAAGCTAACTCCAATATTTCCTTCTTATGGCAGCACACTGGCATTATTTCAGACCAGTACGCATACCCCGCTGGTAGTCCTTTACCTTGAATCCACTTCAATGTCCCTATGGTGGCCTGCCTCGCATAATCAAGTGGTGTGTACTGTCGCCCCGCACGTGGAATTCTAGCACTATCACCCCTCTCTATCATTGCGATACCACCAAAGGGGTTTGATACAGCCACTCCTTCAAGTTGTTCACTCATCGCTTTATATACATTTTTCTTACGTTGATTGACTGGCTCACATTTTTCACAAAATGATACCTCGCATATTTTCCTTGGTTCATTGGAAGTGGCCGCCTTCATAATAGCTTGATTCGTGCAATCGCAATTTGGATCTAAACGATATTGCAAAATTACAGAACCAAGTGCCTCAGTTTCCTCAAACGTTGCTCGTTTTTCATAGTCCATTGTCGTTGCCAAGTTCTTTACTGCGTTATCGGATCCATGTGCTTCTGCTACCCTTTCTTGCGTAAGGCGATCCAGTTCCTCCTTTAATGTTCTAACCTCCTCACGGAATTCAACACCCGTGGGTGCGGAACGCCGCAACTTTGAATAGATGCCCCGTCGTTGGATACACGCATCAACCTCCCTCTGTCTGTGATCAATTGCTCTCCTTGTCACTTCGGCAATAAACCCATCGTAGCCCAACCATTCAGTAGGTTCCGCTGTCGATAGACTCGTTACGTGGAAAGCAAATTGAACGTGAAAGTATGGTCCTCTTGTAGCAAAATCCTCACTTGGTATATTACTGGGATAATACACCGTTTGCCCTTTGTATTTGTCCTCTAAGCTAATGGGCGGTTCCCTTCTAGCATATTCTTGGATGATCTCTGGATTAATCCGCATCTTTACTAGCGCATGTCTACGCCTATAGAAAAGAGCTGAGTCCTCCATACCCATATTTTGAACTTCTGGGAACGCCTTATTGCTTGATACATATACAGCCCAGGCATCCGCTATTTTCCTTTTATCTTCTAAAGCAGCAAATGGCGGATTAAATGGTGTGGGCTCTATCAATGAAGATAACTCCGACACCTGCTTCCTATACGTCTCACCAGTCGTTATTTTCGCAAAGTCTTGCCACGATATTAATTTCTGTCCTGTGTAACCATTCCAGAACTCAACATCAGGTGATCGTGTATAGATAGGGTTCGCGGTATTTATGCCGAGAGCACTACCTATTTCCGTTAAAACATTGTCACAAACATGTGACTTTCCACACCCTGAGTGTCCATACACCCAAAGACAGAAAGGCACAGGCTTCGACTTTTGCATAGTGCCTTGCTGTCCCAACAGGTCTATTGCTCTTTGTAATTTCGTTCTATACATGCTGTACTGATTAGGTGGCCTAATTCGTGAAGCAATGAACAGACGGTCAAACTCGAACGCTTCATCCTGTAGAGACAGCAAGGTCTCTGCAAATTCCGGGTCGTTTAAAATCGTGTCGTAGTTGTATACCTCTGCAAGCACTTGAACACGCTCACACCAGACTAACAGGTCCACTGTTAACCCCCCTTTATCTACTTTTCCAAATATTTTTGATCTTACCCATCCACAAATATCATTAATACATTTAAAGTGGGAATCAAGAAACTTCTTCACGGCAAAACCGTTCCTAAAGAAGTCCTTAACATTGGATAAAAACGGCTTCACAAAACCTTCTTTCTCCACATTCATGGTACCCAAACCAAAAGCTCCAAGCACACCAGTGATAATTAGAGATGTATACTCTCTCTCTATCTCTTCAGTGTCTTCACCTTTGGCGAAAGTGCCAAGCCGGTCGACTAAGTCATTAACTAAATAACGCCCCAGCCCCATTTTTGACAATAGTGCTGCAACGTTAATCAATGTCATGCCGACCGACTTCGAATTATAGATATTTAGGATGTAGGCAACATACTCAATACCATTGGACACAAGGTCACCTGTATCCAATGAGTTGAGCTTACCACCAACACCCCCAACGAAGGTTTCAACCTTTTCCCGTGTCTTCTTTATCTGTTCATTCAGTTCCTCAACTGCAGCACTCATACGGTTTAACCCGTTAGTGACCACACTGAGCTCTTTAATAGTCGTAATCAGTTCACTTATTCTAGTCATGCCAGGGATAGACCCAACATGTTTCTTAATACTACGTAGTTCTCTGATAAACTCAACGATACGCTCACCAGACCAGCCAAGGGCCCGTTTGCAGTAATCGCCAAGTTTTTCAAAGAATGAGATTCTTATACTCCCCCCCTCCAGCCCTTCTCTGTCCTCATCAGTCAAGATATCGTCTGGAGGGGGCTGTGCACCGGTTGGTTTCGATTGGGTTGGGCCGGGGTTCGACTCGATGTCGCCATCTTGAGTCAGATCCCTTTGGCCACCACCAATAATGTTTTGACGCTGTAAACCACCACGTGTTGGAGTGACCCCCGAAATTGCTTGTCTAGGTGTATAAGTACCTAGCATTTTCGGGAATCCCTGGAACACGTAAAGGTTTCCTCCGTCACCATAGGCCCTGAAACACCGCATACGAATTGCAGTGTTAGCCCCACTGGGGACGGGTGTGAAATCCATTTGGTAATTAAAATCACCCTTTGCAAATCTAAAGCCATCATGCAGAAGCGTTAGCATATCTGGGGTGTAAGTGTCGGGTCGGGTTGAAGCTGATCCGGCAGTCACATCCCAGACAACTCTAAACGCTCCTAAGGTCGTAGTGTAAGATGATAAGTACTCAATGTAGACTACTACTCTACCATTACTGTAAGGTGCCATTGTATTCGATCTCCCAGAGGCTGGGTTTATGGAATTACTAATCATACTCGCATAATTAGTCCATGGCACTCGTATAGAAATGGTGTTGTTTGTCGCCAGGTTTATGCGCTCACGCGCTAAAACCATTGATTTGTTTAAGATAGATGAACCCACTAACATGTCCGTGAACTGTACATTTTGTATTGGTGCCGCATCAAATGCGGGCACTGGTACATGAAATACCGTAACGTTCATGTACATGTCAGTGAATCCTCTGCCAGCCACTACAGCTGGCGAGACTATGTCAAACCAATCATGGTAACGCTTTACTACGTCCCTACAATCATAGCTCTCATTTAGTTGTGCAGCCCACACCGGCATTATCCTCCGTGGTGGGGGATTAACTGTGTGTGGTTCCCGTCGTTCATCTCCCATAGCGGTCACTACGGGGGCCTCAGTCGTTGTTATTGTTGATAGTGAGCGGAACTTACCCCCAGCTGGCAAAACCAGGTGGAAATTATCAGCTCCGCGCAGTTCTACTAATACATCAATTGTTGGTGCTGCGGTCTGCATCACCCTTAGCTGATTCTCTACGAATATAGAAACAAAGCCATAAGCCATGCACCGCACATTCCCAGCTGAAACAGCCGGCGTTAAAAAGGTGCCAGTGTCGCCTTGTAACGATTCAAATATGGGCGCATATGGCGTAGGTACTTGATAGGGGATCTTAAAAGTGTAAACTGACTGATCCTGCACATCAAGTAGCACATTATAATAAGCGCCAATATTATCAAATGTTGGTACGACATCGGGTGAGTAGACAATAAAGACTCTACCAGAGTGAAACTTAGACACGGCGAAGGTTAGTCGCATCTCCATATCACCATGGTACCCTCCATATTGTCCTGATAACGCTGCCATCGGTGTCAAATAAAATTCCGGTTGTAATGGTATTCCCCGTGTGAAGGATTTTAATGGTGTTACATCGAATGAGTACAGTAAAGTGCCCGAAGCTGAGCCACTAAACCATTGAAAATAATCACTCAATCCAAAAACGCTAAGTATAAATCGATTGTTAAATTGATCATCCACTGGGACGAATCCAGGTGGGTGCGAAACACTATTCTCCGCTTGTAGTTGTAATAACTTAACGTTATTAGTACCAGTAGCAAGAGACAGGCTCGTATTCTGCTGCAAGTAAAAGTTAGTGGGTTCGATGATATTCTGTGGGCGATCCATATCCTTTTTAGGGAAAAGGGGTCGAAGCAGGCTCTCAACGCCACCAATAACTTTTCCAGCAGCACTCCCAATGCTACCAATTCCATTCGCTACACCAGACACTCCAGTCGCAATCGATCCAATACTGCTGCCTGCCCCAGCAACAGTCTTACCGACAGCGGCCACAGTGCCCAATAGACCAGAAAGAAAGGGGCCGGGGTTTGACTCTACATCTCCATCCTGTGTCAAATCCGGGGCCCAACCTTGTGCAGTCACGATCTGCTCAGTTGTCCGTTGTCCATAAAATTCACAATTTGGGAATCGAATCATAATCGTTACATCAACTACCTGTGGTCCATCAGCTCCAGTACGCAACTGAAGTAGAGGGGCCACAAATAATGTGACAAAATACTGGGGTACATCAAATGCATTATTTAGTATGCAACCAACCGGAAAGTGCCTAATAAAGGGAATAACCATGTCTCCTGAATTAGACGATCCAGCTGATATACGCATATGTGGCATCGCAACAATGTTCGCAGCATGATCGACTCGATTCCCAATCGCTGTTCCCTCTGAAGCCTCATACATGGCACCTAAAATCAGGTAACCACTTTGTCCAGGTTGTGAGTTTACTTGTACCTTCAATTCAATGTCCGACTTATAAAACGCATGTTGCCGCCAAGGTAGTGCATTTGGTGAGTTTATAAAGTTCTGGATCGCCTCAATTGGCAAATCAAAACGTTGTATAATCTCACCTTGCGCCTGACTTGTCGTCCATTGAAATTGAAAGGCCTTTGTCCAACGCTCAGTTAAATCCGGGTATGTGTGCGGTCCGTCAGTTATCCAAGGCATCATTGAAAATTCCTCTGTAGCCACATAGGCAGTAGAGGCGTCCGTCGATTCAGCCAAAGTTGTATTTTCGTGTGTGTCTTGCTCAATACTCAGTTCTCCAGCAGGGGTATCCTCATCACCTTGAGCTGTAACTTGAATCGGCAGCTTTAGGTCGTTGTTCGCCGCCGATCCATTATACAGATATGGTAAGAATTTTCCCCCAGCAACTTGAAACGTGCGTAAAGTCGTTAGGTTAACATAAAAATTAGGTAAGCTACACTTACCACTCACTAATTTACTCATTGATAACCAATCTAGCCGCAAGGGACTCTTCGCCTCAATGAAATCTACATACTGTCCAAGTACCTTAGGTACCAGTAGATTCTGTCTACGGCCAAGTTCATTTGTCCAGTGTCGTGGTACTTCAGGGACAATGAGTCCAGTGGTAACTCTGTACTTGCAGAAACCACACGACTCATCATCTAAAAGTACGTGCCATTGTCGTCGTTGCTTATACTTTCCGCTATATTGAATACAGTAGAGAGTATAATCAGCTGTGTCACCAAAGCCTTCACTATCACTAGTGTCAGCTTCTAAGGTATATCCCTCACAGGTAAACCCACGCTCTTCAGTGAGGTAATACGTCAGTTGTGCTTGGTGATTGTGTCTAAGTCCATAAGTCATATTCCATTTTCCCGGTGCCATACGTAATATCTGCAAGTACATGCAATTATCACAGTCTTCTTTTTGATTTTCGCAGAAACACGGATCAGAATCCTCGTATCCGTTTTCCGTAGGTACCAAGGTAACTATATCGTCGCTGTATATGTTATCACTACTCGCCATTACCATTCCTCTACTCATATCAATCTCACTAAAGGTCGTTGGGTGCCCACAAGGACATTCCTCCGACACAGTAACAAGGTACTTCTGAATTTCCAAGTCTTTACCAGTACAGGCCTCAAACTCTGCTTCTGCAAGGCCGGTGCTGGTAACATACTCAGAAACATTCCATGGATGCAAAGTAATCGTGTCCGTGCGGTTGCCAAGTTCGTCGTTAAGAGATCTATTAAATAGTTGGTTTGTTTGGGTCGTCATCATCGTTGGGGTTGTCCCACTGTACTCAGGTCCGAAGAGCCATTTCCATAGGGACGAAAGGTAAATTTGCTAAGACGAAGACCACGTATTGTGGAATTAATAGTATGCGCAATACTACCTACTTCGAATATAAAAACCTATTCACAAATCGGAGCCTTCACATCCTATCTTATATAATCAAAACTTATTAGGTCGTTGTAGAATTTAGATGTATCTACTACTAATAAGCACGCTACATAATCATATGTGTAAGGGAGATTCAAACCGATAAAATAATAGAAGATTACAATATCGGTAATTAATCCTAATTAAATCTTAACTATTTGAATTTAAATGTAAGAACACGTATTAAATAATCTTAAGAGATTACTCAATACCGCCGTTGCTGAAAAG